GTGCAGCTTCTACTACATCCCCCAACGGTATTGGTATCGGCGCTACAGACGTTAAAGTGGTTGCCACAATGACTCCAACTGTTGCAGCGGTGACCGCAGGTACTGTGCAGTACACAATCATGTACGTGGTTGCCGACTCTACTGGTTTGCAGTTCCCAGCGTCTGCTTAATTGATCTTGGGGGCTTCGGCCCCCGTTTTACAGGAGATTAATTATGATGCAAACCGACGTTAAGTCAGCGCACCGCAGTACCGCTGGGTCATATTATGCAGGGCGTACACGGCTAAAAGGCTTCATTGTTACGCCAGCCGTAAGCACTGCTTGCACATTAGAAATTCGTGATGGTAGCGCCACGGGCGAAGTCTTGTTCACGATGGACATTACAAGCCAAACGGTAGCTAACTCTACGTATGTCCTCGTCCCCGGCGAAGGTATTTTAGCAAGTACAGGTTTGTATTTGACGCTAAGCGTTGGCTCGTTAACCAGCCTCTCGGTGTTTTATGGCTAAGAAGAAAGGCCCGGTTCTCTCTGTTGGTCGGGGCGAGAAGCTACCGATCTCCAAGGGGGCTGGACTGACTGCCAAGGGTAGAGCTAAGTACAACGCAGCAACCGGCAGCAACCTCAAGGCTCCACAGCCCCAAGGTGGCCCACGCAAGGACTCGTTCTGCGCCCGGATGAGCGGCATGCCGGGGCCGATGAAAGACGAGAAGGGTAAACCAACCCGCAAGGCGGCGGCTCTTGCAAGATGGAAATGCTAGGAGAATATTATGAACAATATTTTTAGGGTTACAGAAGACGCGGCAGGGAACCCTGTCTATAACCACAACAATGAGGTTGTAACCAAAGATGTTTTTGACCAAAGACGGCAAACAGCTAAAGACCAATTAGAGGCTCTTAAAAATAGCGTTACCCCCGGCATTGATGATGACCCAACCATAAAAGCAATGAGAGAAAGAATGCGTGCCAATAAACCCGTTGCAAAAGCTAAAGGTGGTTCAGTCTCCGCATCATCCCGTGGTGACGGCATAGCCCAGCGCGGTAAGACTAAAGGTCGGATGTGTTAAATGCCAAGCTCCAGCAAAAAGCAGCACAGGTTTATGGAGGCAATAGCCCACAATCCGGGCTTTGCCAAAAAAGTAGGTGTCCCACAGTCCGTGGGTAAGGATTTTAGTAACGCCGACAAAGGCAAATCTTTTAAACGAGGTGGTGATATGGCTACAAAAATGAACTCCGGTTTCATGGCAATGATTGCCAAGAAAAAAGAAGGCAAGCACAAGATGCCTGATGGCAAGATGATGAAGGACTCTGCCATGAAGAAGATGGCAACCGGCGGGTTCGTCCGTTCGGCTGACGGCGTTGCTTCCAAAGGCAAGACCAAAGCCAAGCAGATCAAGATGAAAAGCGGCGGCATGGCCTGCTAAGGAGAATGGTATGAAAACACGTAAATTTGCAGACGGTGGCGAAGCTGAAGAATTAGTTACGCCAGAAAGTGCCCATGCGCGGTTGTTAAGAATCTTGCCTGAAAAAGAGGGAGACCCTTATGTACCTGAGTCTGATGAGACATCTAGGACGTTTGCAAAGCCTGATAGGTTTTCAAAACCCAATAGTTTTAAAGCGGCATTTACAGAAGCTAAGGCTGCTGGCAGCAAGACTTTTGAGTTTAATGGGAAAAAATACACTACTGATTTGGCAAAATCGACGCCATCTGCAACTGAAAAAGCATTCTCCACTGAGGGGCGTGGCAAAAATGTTGTAGCAAAACCAAAATATCAGTCTTTGCAAGATCGTAATTCCGCATACGAGGCTAAGTTAGCTACATCAGGGAAAGGTATGTACGGAACCAGTAAGTCCGTAAAAGAACCCCGTAGCGCCATGCAAATTTCCAATTCTGATATGAAAGGTCCATTCAAAGGCATGGGCACCGATTACAAGCCAAAAATGCGCGGCGACGAGTCCTTTGCTTCTGGCGGTTCAGTCTCATCCCGTGCTGATGGTATCGCCCAGCGGGGTAAGACCCGTGGAAAGATGTGCTAAATGAGAGCCTCTCGTGGCATGGGGGACATCAACCCCTCCAAGATGCCAAAGGCCAAGAAAACGGCACGCCGTGACAACACGGACTTCACGCAGTACAAAGAGGGTGGGGCTGTAAAGTCAAAGGTCAACGAAGCGGGAAACTACACCAAGCCGGGTCTGCGTAAACGGATTTTTAATGCCGTAAAGGCAGAGGCCACCGCTGGCACAGGCGCGGGGCAATGGAGCGCGAGAAAAGCACAAGTTATGGCTAAACGATACAAGGCCGCAGGCGGCGGGTACAAAGATTGAAAGCACCGCAGCAGTCTTTGAAGGATTGGGGTGACCAGAAATGGCGCACCAAGTCTGGTAAACCGTCGAGTAAGACGGGGGAGCGGTATTTGCCAGAGGCGGCTATCAAAAGTCTTAGCCCTGCTGAGTATGCAGCGACAACCAAGGCCAAGAGAGCAGGTAAAGCTGCTGGAAAACAATTCGTAGCCCAACCCAAGGGCATAGCAAAGAAAACCGCAGGATTTAGATAATGACAACTTCGGGCGTTGCTAACTTTGACATGGACTTGAGTGAGGTCATTGAGGATGCGTTTGAACGCGCAGGCTCTGAACTTCGCACGGGCTATGACATGCGTACAGCGCGTCGGTCACTCAACATCATGTTTGCTGACTGGGCCAACCGGGGCATCAACATGTGGACGATTGAGCAGGGATCGTTTACCCTGACTCAGGGTTTGAACACATACGCTCTGCCGGTGGACACCGTAGACTTGCTTGAGCATGTCATCCGCACAAATGCCAACTCAACTTCTAATCAATCTGACCTGACCATCACACGTATTAGCGTCAGTACCTACGCTACGTTGCCTAACAAGCTGACGCAAGCTAGACCCATTCAGGTGATGATCCAGCGCAACTCGGGTCAAACTTCCGCCACAACCCTAGCACTTAGTGGTGCAGTGACTGCCACAGCCACCACGATCACTTTGGATTCTGTCATAGGACTAGCTGCTGCTGGTTACATCAAGGTAGACAGCGAGATCATCTATTACGGTTACATCGTAGGCAATGTCCTGACCGCATGTTCCAGAGGGCAGGCTAACACCACCGCAGCCACGCATACAACGGGTACAGCCGTGTATGTATCAAATCCCCCTGCAATCAGCGTATGGCCCACGCCTGATGGCTCCCAGACCTATACCTTTGTGTACTGGCGGTTGCGTAGGAACCAAAACGCTGGGGACGGCTCGGATACGATGGATGTGCCGTTCAGGTTTATTCCGTGCGTAGCGGCAGGGTTAGCCTACTATTTGGCACTCAAGATACCCAACGGAATGGAGCGGCTGCAGGTATTGAAGATGCAATATGATGAGGCATGGCAGTTGGCGCAGGATGAGGACCGTGAGAAAGCCTCAGTTCGATTTGTGCCCCGACAAATGTTCCTAGGCTAGACATGGGCAACAGGTTTTCATCCGGTAAGAATTCGATAGCGGAATGTGACCGCTGCGGGTTCCGCTACAAGCTGAAGGAACTGAAGAAAGAAGTTGTCAAGACCAAAACTTACAACTTGCTAGTGTGCCCAACCTGCTGGACACCAGATCAACCTCAGTTACAGTTGGGGATGTACCCGGTAGATGATCCACAAGGAGTGCGGGAGCCGCGCAGAGATTTGAGCTACTACGCTTCGGGCTTGCTGGTGGACGGCTACTCAGGCGAAGGAAGCCGAGTATTTCAGTGGAACTGGAACCCCGTGGGCGGGTCTAGGGCAAACGATAATGGGCTGACACCAAATTACTTGGTAGCAGCATTAGAACTTGGTTCAGTTACAGTAACTTAGGAGTTGATATGGACAAGGCAGACAAAAAGCAGGACAAGAAGATGATTGCAAACATGGTGCATACGCACGAGGGAAAGCTGCATCCCGGCAAACCCAAAACCAAGTTTGCCAAAGGTGGCAAGACCGACATGGACATGATGAAGTATGGTCGTGGCATGGCTAAAGTGATGAACCAGAAATCTGGTCGCGGAGGTTAATATGGCTAAGTTCAGTCAAAAACTTATGGGCAAAGAAGTTGGCTCCGCTGCCGTCTATGCACAACCGCATACGATGGATGGAAAGAAAATGACCAAAGCTCCAGTAGAGTTTGGCACTAACCCCGGCTTTCCCCCCAACCGTAGTAAGCTCGATACCTTGGACGTTAGCATTGGCAACATCAGCAAGTCGGCTGGTAACGAACCTATAAAAACATCTGGTATCACGATGCGCGGAACTGGTTGCGCTACTAAAGGCACGATGTCTCGGGGTCCGATGGCATGAACTACGCTGCGTTGGTTGCTGCGGTCTCCTCGTACACGGAGAATACGTTCCCTACGACGGACATGAATGTGTTTATTACGCAGGCAGAGAAACGCATCTACAACGCCGTACAGCTTCCATCCCTACGCAAGAACGTCACGGGCAGCACAACAGCCAGCAACAAGTACCTCCAGTGCCCCACTGATTTCCTGTCCACATTTTCCTTGGCAGCAATCAACCCCACTACTGGGGCGTACACGTACCTGCTGAACAAGGATGTGAACTTCATCAGGGAAGCGTATCCCAAGCCAACGTCCACCGGAGCGCCCAAGTATTACGCCATATTTGGACCCCGGTCAGACAACGAAACAGAGCTTACGTTCATCCTTGGCCCCACACCTGACGCTGCGTACAGCACAGAACTCCACTACTTCTACTACCCAGAGTCCATCGTCACCGCCTCAACCACATGGCTCGGTGACAACTACGACCCCGTCCTTCTGTATGGGACACTGGTTGAAGCCTACACCTACATGAAGGGTGAGCAGGACATGGTTATGCTGTACAACACCAAGTTGGGTGAAGCACTGGCACAGCTTAAACGTCTGGGTGATGGTTTAGAGCGTCAGGACGCATACCGCAGTGGGCAGGCTAGGATTCCAGTAACATGATTGCCCAAACCCTAACCACATCCTTTAAGCAGCAACTGCTTCAAGCGGTACATGATTTCTCCACAGACACCTTCTACATGGCGTTGTACACTGCCAATGCCGATTTGGGGGCTACTACCACTGTTTACACAGCAAGTGGGGAGATTTCAGGTACAGGCTACACCGCGACAGGTCAGGTGATGACAGGCATCTCGGTCAGTGTCACAGACACCACTGCCTTTGTAAACTTCACCAACGTGGTATGGACTACAGGCGCGTTTACAGCACGGGGTGCGCTGATTTACAATACATCCAAGGGTAACAAATCGGTGGCAGTATTGGACTTCGGCGCTGACAAAACCACCACCGCATCGTTCACAGTTGTAATGCCCACCAACTCCGCAACAAGCGCATTGATAAGGCTACCATGATCACAACCACCAAAGGTCTGATGGACGAAGCCCTGCTGGACAAGCGGGAAGGAACCATAGACAACGACAACGAAACCACAACATGGATTGAATACTGGTTGGGTGGTGAATTGGTACATCGTTCGGCGCATGTGCAACTAAAACGTGCTGTCGTAACTTTTGGCGAAACCGCTGAATTTTAAGGAAATACCGTGGCAAATACACAATGCATGACCAACTCGTTCAAAGTAGACCTGTTTAATGCAGTTCACGCTTTCAACGCTACAAATATACCGGCACACACTGTAGCTACAGCCGATGTGTTTAAAGCAGCCCTGTACACGGCGGCAAGTTCACTGGGAACCACCACAACTTCGTTTACAAGTGCGGTTACAGAAGTGTCGGGTACGGGGTACACCACTGGCGGGGTTGTAGTTACATTTGGTACAGCACCAAGCAACACAACAACAACGGCGTTCCTGACCCCTTCAGCGACCATTACCTACACAACCGTCACTTTGGCAACTTCTTTTGATGCCATGCTGCTGTACAACAACACCAATGCAGGCAAGAACGCTGTAGCGGTATTTACTTTCACGGCTCAGACGGTGGCGGCGGGTACGTTTTCACTAACGATGCCAACCAATGATGCGTCCACCGGATTGTTACGGCTGGCATAAAGTGGTATGTCTACAGCATGGAGCGATGGCACATGGGGTAGTAACACTTGGGGTGGCAGTCAGGCTGCGCTCACAGGTGTGTCAGCCACGGGTTTAGTTGGGACATCTAGTGGTGGTTTAACCGCAGAACTTACCGGAGTCAGTTCAACAGGATCGGTAGGTACAGTTACTGCAAGTGTAAGTTTCCCGGTGACAGGGGTTAGTGCAACAGGATCAGTAGGTAGTCTCGGGTCTGTAGTTAGTATTGCGCTTGTTGGAGTAAGCTCAACCGGATCAGCAGGGTCAATCTCGCAAGCGTTTGCTTGGAGTGTGATAGATAATACGCAGACAGCCAACTGGTCTGCTGTCTCGACGACTTAGGAGGATTTAATGCCAACATCATTCAGTACAAATCTGGCTCTGGCCCTACCCGCTACGGGAGAGTTGTCGGGTACTTGGGGCACAACGGTCAATTCCAACATTACCAACATGCTCGACGAAGCGTTGGGGTATCAGGCATTTTCAGCCACTGGAGGCTCAGACACACTGACCATTCCTGACGGTACAACGGGAGTAGCCCGGAGCATCTACATCCAGCTTAACGGCACAGGCGGCGGTACGGTAAACGTCCCCACAGCCAAAACAAAGATGTACTTTGTTTTCAATAACACCGCATCTGCCATCACATTCAAGGTCACAGGCCAGACCGGGGTGTCCATCCCAGCCGCAGCAAAGATAGCCCTAGTCAGCAACGGCACAGACATCATTACAGCCGAAAACTACTTCTCCGCTTTGACTCTCGGCGCTGCTCTGCCGGTGGCATCTGGGGGTACAAGCCTGACAACCCTCACCGCCAACAACGTCATCTTGGGCAACGGCACATCAGCACCCACCTTTGTAGCGCCAAGCACCACGGGCAACGTGCTGACAAGTAACGGTACAACTTGGGCGTCCAGCGCACCAGCGGCTGGCGGCATCACCTACACCACCACCAAAACATCCAACTACACTGCCGTTGCAAATGATGGTGTGCTGACCAACACAACTGCCGGGGCATTCACGGTTAACCTGCCAGCGTCTCCATCCAATGGAGATCAGGTCATCGTTGCTGATGCGGCGGGTACTTGGGGGACAAACAACCTGACTGTAGGGCGCAACGGCAACAATATTGCTGATGTGGCGCAGGACTTGGTTTGCGACATTAGCGGAGCGTCTGTTCAGTTTGTCTACAACAGTTCAGGTACAGCAAGCTGGGAGGTGTTTGCACAGATTGGCGGCAATGGCGGCACTGCTGTTACGCTGACCGGGACACAGACCCTGACCAACAAGACTATTGACGCAGCAAACAATACCATCGTAGGTATTGGTTCAGCAGTAGTCCGTTCTGCTCGCACAGCAAACACCATCCTCGCTGCTGCCGACAACAGCACGCTGATTGACATCACCAGCGGCACATTCAGCCAGACATTTACAGCAGCGGCAACGTTGGGTAGCGGCTGGTTTGTCTACCTACGCAACAGCGGTACTGGTGACATAACGCTCGACCCCAATGCGTCTGAATTAATTGATGGTCTGACTAGTTATATTATGTATCCGAGCGAAGTCCGGCTGGTGCAATGCACTGGTACTGCGTTTACTTCGGTTGTGCTGTCGCCGTTTTATCGGCAATTCAATGCAACGGCAACATTTACGAATCCGCCGGGATATGCCGCACTTAGCGTTAAATGTATAGGTGGCGGCGGCGGCGGTGGTAGCGGTAGGCGAGGTGCTGCTGCAACAGGTAGAGGCGGAGGCGCTCCGGGCGGCGCACCGGCAACTTTAATGCGTAATGTCGCAGGTATAGCTGCTGGCACTGCAATTACTATCACCGTTGGTGCAGGTGGCTCTGGTGGCGCAGCACAAGCAACAGACAGCACCAACGGTGTAGCAGGTACGGCTGGCGGAAACACAACATTCGGGTCTTCTTACGCAATAACTGCTTTTGGAGGGGTTGGTGGTATAGGCGGAACAGCCGCTAATGAATCCCCGCGTACATCAGGTTCTGGTTCGGCCGGTGTCGGGGCAAGTGCAGTAGCCGTGTCAGATGGCGGTATGCCATTTGCGGCCTCCGCCTATGGTAGCGCGGTGACTGGCTTTCAAAATAACATTGATGAAGGTGGTGGTGCTGGTAATGTCGGATGCTCGATGTGGGGCGGTGCTGCCGGTGCTGGATGCAATAATGATGTATCGGGCGGTGCTGGTTCTTCTTTGAGGGGGGTGTCGGGTGCTTCTGGAGGTGGGGCTATTTTGACTACTGACGCTTATTTCCAGCCAGTAACGGCAGGGGCACGCGGATCGTATGCGAAAGGAGGCGGCGCAACCCCCGGTCTTTCAGCAGATACTCCAACCGCTGGGGCGGCTGGCGCAGATGGGGATGACTATATACCCGGCGCAGGTGGTGCTGGTGGCGGATCGTCAAAAACTGCCAATGCTGCTGCTGGCGGCGCTGGTGGATCCCCCGGCGGTGGCGGTGGTGGTGGTGGCGCTTCGTTAAACGCAACTGGAACTAGCGGCGCTGGGGGTTCTGGTGCGGCAGGAAGATGTATTGTATCGGGAGCAGCATAATGAAAGCACACGTAATCACTGATGGCAAAGTCAGCAACACAATCATTGTTGACAGTCTGGACTTCATGCCAAATCTTGTTGAAGCTACAGAAGGCGGCATTGGTTGGACTTACGCTAACGGCGTGTTCACTGCTCCACTTGAGCCAGAAATTGTTGCACCACCCGCCCCAACAAAAGAACAACTGCTTGCGCAATTAAATGCTCTGTCAGCCCAAATCCAAGCACTGGAGTAACCCATGACAACCCTATCTGACATCATCACGCCAACCAACCTTGTCACGGCAACGGGAACCCAGACGCTGACCAACAAGACCATTGCTTTTGGTAGCAACACCCTGTCTGATGTGGCAAGTCTATCTACGGCCCAGACCTTTACAGGTACTCAGACATTCAGCGGTACATCAGCTACCCTTGCGATGATTTTGAACGACACGGCAGAGGTGGCAACAGTCTCAGCAACAGCGGCTACAGGCACGATCAACTACGATGTCACCACCCAGTCTGTCCAGTATTACACTAGCAACGCATCAGCCAACTGGACTGTCAACTTCAGGGCGTCCAGCGGCACATCGTTGAACACTGCCATGACTACGGGGCAGTCTGTGACTGTGGCTTTCTTGGTCACGCAAGGCTCGACTGCCTATTACAACAATGTGGTTCAGGTAGATGGCACAACAGTGACTCCCAAGTATCAAGGCGGCACAGCACCAGCGGCTGGTAACGCAAGTTCGGTCGACGTCTATATGTACACCATCGTGAAGACGGGCAGTGCGGCATTCACTGTCTTTGCCTCGCAGACCAAGTTTGCATAAGGACTGATATGCCATTAGTACAAACAAGGGGTGCGGCATCAGCCCAAGGCTTTGGTGAGTTTGCACAGGCGACTGTTGCCAACTACATTGAGGACGTGTTCAGCACGTTTCTTTATACGGGTACAGGTGCTACGCAAACCATCATCAATAATATTGACCTGTCTGGTAAGGGTGGATTGACTTGGAGTAAAGATAGAAGTGCGGCAAGAACAAATAGTTTAATTGACACTGTGCGAGGGGCAACATTTGAAATAACCAGTGATGACGCAGGACAGCAGACAACGGAATCAAATGGTTTAAATCAATTTAATAGTAATGGGTATAGGATAGGCCCGGCAAATAATGTCAATGCTTCTGGTGAAAACTTTGTCTCGTGGACATTCCGAGAGCAAGCAAAATTTTTTGATGTTTTGACGTATACGGGGACAGGAGTTAACAGAACTATTGCCCACAATCTCGGCTCAGTGCCGGGTTGTATTATGGTCAAGCGAACAACTACGTATGGTTATGATTGGGCTGTCTACCATCGCAGTCTTGCCAATACCGAATACCTTGTTTTAAACAGCACAGCCGCCAAAGCTACAGGCGCAACATGGTGGAACAGCACAACCCCTACAAGCACAGTCTTCAGCGTAGGCACTGACGCAAGTGTTAACGCATCAGGCGCAACATACGTAGCCTACCTCTTTGCCCATGACGCAGGCGGCTTTGGCCTGACGGGTACGGACAATGTGATTTCGTGTGGGTCGTTTACTACTGATGGCAGTGGTAACGCTACGGTGAGCCTTGGGTATGAACCGCAGTTATTCATGCGAAAGAATATAGCTTCTGGACAATGGACAGTGTTTGACAATATGCGAGCAATGCCAGCGACAGTAAATACAGCATCATATTTATTCTGGAGTAATGCTGCCGCAGAGTCCGCAAATGAAAATGGCCCACTGCCAACGGCTGTAGGAGTTTCTTTAACTGGTTTTGCGGCAAGTGAAACCTACATCTACATAGCCATACGCCGTGGCCCGATGAAAGTGCCTACGCTGGGGACGAGTGTTTATAAAGGCACTACATACTCAGGAACAGGTTCAATTGCAACAATATCAGGAGTTGGTTTTTCACCTGACATGGTTATGACAAAACCAAGGTCGCCTGATTATGGATATTACGGCACAGACTATGACCGCCTTAGAGGTGTAAATCAACGGCTTTCTATGAACACAACAGCTGCTGAAAATACAGTTTCTGGTGTTAGTGCTTTCAATATGGATGGTTATTCTTTAGGTATTGATGGAAATTTAAATAGCTCGGCAGTCATTTATGTAAGTTGGAGTTTTCGCCGCGCCCCCGGCTTCTTTGATGAGGTTTGCTATACGGGGACGGGAGCTGCTGGTCTTACAGTGGCGCATAATTTAACGGTAGTACCTGAGCTGATGATTGTAAAAGGTCGTAGCATTGCTGAGGAGTGGAATGTTTATTTTGGTAATAATACAAATTATCTAAAATTAAACAGAACTGATGTACCTCAAACCTCCACAACAAGGTGGAATGACACAAGTCCTACTTCTTCTGTTTTTTCGCTTGGTACATCTAATTGGGTAAATGGTTCTGGCTCTACATATGTAGCCTACCTCTTCGCAACCTGTGCTGGTGTGTCCAAAGTGTTTTCATATACAGGCAACGGCTCATCACAGACAATTAACTGTGGCTTCACAGGCGGGTCAAGATTCGTAATGATTAAGCGTACAGACTCAACTGGTGATTGGTACGTCTGGGACAGCGCAAGGGGAATTGTGGCAGGGAATGATCCACACCTCAGCCTTAATTCAACAGCCGCTGAAGTCACGACAGACGACAGCGTGGATACTGACAACACAGGGTTTATTGTTAATCAGGTATCAGCAACAGACGTTAACGTAACTTCTGCAACCTACATTGGACTCGCAATCGCATAAGGACACATCATGCAAATCAGAACAAATGACGGTCAGGTAATGTACGAGGCAGAGTTTCGTGCATACCAAAAAGCCAATGGTGGCCCAGCGTGGGACACAACGACAACCGAGGTCTTGACAGCACTAGGCGCTGATGTAGTCTTTGAAGGCCCACAAGCCTCTGGCGGGACGGTCTACCAGTACAGCCAAGCGGCTGGTGTTGAGCAGATTGATGGCAAGTGGTACACCAAGTACATCCTCGGCCCTGTTTTCACCGACACAGCAGACTCAACTGCTGCCGAGCAAGAGGCTGCTTACAAGGCCAGCAAGGACGCAGAGCAAGCCAAGGCGATACGCACCAGCCGGGATGACAAGCTGACTGAGACTGATTGGCGGTTTCGCAGTGATATGACACC